CCTGAGAGTTATAAATATTTTCCGGTTCTGAAACTTTTGCTCCAAAATCAGCCTTGCTGCCATTCTGTTCAAATACATTTAACGGTTTCGGTTCTTCATTCAGTGCTTTGAAATTCGCCTGTGCCTGCGCAATCGCATCCCATTTCTCATCCAGATCCTTTACTTCATCCATTTTAGAATCTGCTTCCTTGATCTTCCCTTCATTGATCAGACCTTCCGCTTCATCCATCAGTTTTTTTCTCATCGCTTCATACTGCTTTTTGTTCATCTTTTTTCTCCCTTCAATTTTAAAAGTTTTAACTTCTGCAGTGCCACTTTATCCGGAACTTCCTCTCCGGATTCCATCATTTTTCTTGCCGCATTCATCTTTGTCTGATCCGGCAATTTGAACATAGGTCCTGCCACAAGCTGTAAGTTTGTTTCCTTTTCTTCAAACATAACCTTATCAATCAGTTTCTTTTCTTTCGCCTGATCTGCAGTCAGCCAGGTTTCATGCTCCATCATTTCGAGTGCCTCTTCCTGGCTCATTCCGCTCTTGGCAACATACGCTGTACTCAACGCATTGTCTGCTGTTCGCAGCGTTTCCGCCATATGTTCCATATCGCTGTGATTTCCTTCTGTGCCCGAAGAAACACAATGTACCATCATCAGTGCTGTCGGGGACATTTCACAATATCCTGCCATTGCCACAATCGATGCAGCACTGCAAGCCTGACCGGTAATATAGATTTTCACATCTGCCGCACACTGCCTAAGCATAGTGTAGATTTCAGATCCTACATCAATGATTCCTCCTGGAGAATTTATCATGACCTCCACTTCGTCACCCGGCTGAACATTTTTCAGCACATCTGTTACATCTTTCGGAGCTGTGCTGTCCGCGCCGAACCAGTCATAATACCACTTATAATCGTTCGGGATCATAACGCCTTTAATATCAATCCTGTATTTCATTCTTCTTATCGCCTCCTTCCGCAGAATCAAGTAATCTTGTTATAATTTCCGCAGTGACCATGTAATTTTTACTGTCCATTTTTCCCAAAGCTTCTTTCACCAGATTCACAACCTGCGTATCCAGTCTTCGTATCGGTTCGTCGCCACCCGGAATCGGAGCCATATTCAGCGTTGCTCTCCATTCATTCGGAAGCATTGCACCTCTGTCAACCATTGCTTGGAATGCCAGTTTTGTTGTAAGGCTTGCGCAGGAAAGATTGTTTGCTTCAAATTCGATTCGGTTTCCGAACCCCCGTTCCTTTCTGGTAAAGATTCCGGTTGTATAGGTCTGGTGCATCTGAACAACTTCCGGTTCTATCTCCGCTTCGTAATACGCATTC